GTCTGCGCCGGCGACGCCCCCATTTTTCAAAACGGGGGGGCTTTGACTTGCCGCAAATCCCCGTTTTCATCAAAAAATAATCCATCTTTGACAGGTTTGTGATCCATGCTGCCGTGCTCCAGATTGTGGCAGTCCTGGCATAAATACTCCAGATTGTCAAAGTTTAAAGTCACATCCGGATCCTCAATGTTTGCCGGCGTCAGATAGCATTTGTGATGCACAATCCAGCCCGGCCTGTGGCAACGCTCGCACAATCCATGCACATGTTCAATGTATGCATCCCTGCAGTGCTGCCATTCCTTAGAGTTATAAAACGCCTTAGCAAAGTCTCTGGCCATGCTTGTATCTCCTAACAAAAAAGCACCAGCCATTCAGCTGATGCTTTTTTAAGAGGAAAGTATGAGAATCACATCTGGCATAACCTGCCACTTACACTATAACACATATCAATGTTACATTGTGTATCATCTTTGTTTCATCTTGTATCATCTTTTGTGGATAACTTTATTTTCTTTAAAAGGTTTTTTAACGCTTTGCGTTGTATTCGATAGATCTGAACGCGGCTGTATCCCAGCTTAGTTTCTATTTCTTTTCGGCTGCATCCATTAACATATATTAGCTGCAGCACTTCTCTTTCGCAGCGATCATCCAGTTTATCAATCAACGCCTCCGCTCTTAAATATTTACCCTGCAGCTTTGCCGTATCGTCTTTAATGTGATCGGACAGTTTCTCTATCTCGGTGAGTATCACAGCCTGATCGGACGTCTTGCGGTCCCACCCCGGCGCGTCCTTATATGTAACTGTTACTTTGTTCATGCAACTGCGCAACCGTTGTATCTCATCAAGATTATTATTAATTTTGTTTTTCAGTTCCAGGTATTGCGATAAATGCGTAACCAGTTCAAATCTATCCATGTTATCACCAGAGCAACAAATAAATAATATATCCAACAAACAACCAAAACGCTGCCAGGAACGCCATAAGCAGCCATAGAATTGTCGAGTTTCTCAACCTCATTTGCAAATTACCTCGATACCGTTTTCCATCGCTGCCGCATACTCTGCCCGGCACCCCATGCTTCCCTGCCACCCCCTACATAAATATATAGCATCACAGCGTAACAGCAATTCAATGCACTGCTTTAGTACATCGTCGTATGATATATCAAGAAACTCGGCCCACCAGAACGTATCTATCGGATTGACAATGCACCAGTCCGGATGTTCCTTCCGCAGTTTCCTGCAGACCTCTCTTGCGTTCTGTCTGTTGTTCCATTCGTTTCCGGTAAAAGGATGTGATACATATACCGCTTTCATTGTTTTGGTTGCCATTTTTTCTTTGCCTCCTGCCTTTTAAGAAATCGCTTCCACGCTTTCTTTAAGTCCTTTGCGTTTTTCTCTCTGATTTCTTCTTCCGTCATGGTATTATCACCTCATTTTTTTTGCAGTTTCAGTCGTGTTCTAATTCCTTCCCCCTATTTATTGCCCTATCCAAAACAGTGCTGAATTTTTGTTGGTCAGACAGTGCGGCAACCAAACCGCAACCATACTCTTGTTTTTCTCCATTTCCGCCAGTATTAAACACGCATTTCTCACATTTTTCCGTTTCGCAGTATTTACTTAAAAAGATAAATGCACTTATTGCTTGTACGCTCCTTTTTACATCATTCATGGTATTATCACCTCACTCACCTTTACGTTCCTCACACAACATACACGCTTTCGCTTCCATTTTTTTACGTTGTTCGTTTTCCATTATCTCTGACATCAAATCAAAGACCTGCCGTTCAATGTAGTTAATACGTTTCACAAGACTTAACCAATCAGCAACACCTTGGTCTGTGTTCAAATCACATACGTTTGTTGTATTGTTTTTAGCTAAATCCAATTTGCCTAAAACTTCGTCAAGACATTTTATTAATTTAATCATGGTATCTCCACCTAATACCTTTCACACCATTTCTTTGCAGAACAGATTTCACAGTCTTCCGTTTCAAACTCATATGAGCAAGTAAAATTTCCATATCTTACCATAGCAAGCCTGTCTTTATCGTTGTACCAGTCCATTTCATCTTTGCCGCGATAAAACCGGTCAAGAGCGGGGACTCTCGTCGCACTAATGTCAATGTATTCTACGCCATCTAAACAATCTGTGCTCATGGCAATACGTTTTGCTTTATTTCGAGTTTCCGCAAATACAACAGTAGCAAAATCGTACACTACGTTTCGTTCCTCAACCCTATATGCTTTCATTTCGCTGCCTCTTCCTCCGCATCGCCCAGATGATAATTAACATCCGTGCCCTGGACCAGTCCGCGCTCCACTTCGCTGACTTCATAGCCCAGATATTCCAGCCATTTATACATCGCAATTATCTCGGCGTCCTGCTCGTATTTTGGCCACTGTCCGCGCCACACATTAGCGCTGCACATTTTTTCTTCGCTGTCTCCAAAAAGCCCATATACGATTTTTGCCAGATTTTCCGTAACATCTTTTTTCCCGATGTTTTCAATGGCAGCAACCGCAATTTCTTCATTGTCCCATTCTTCCAGATTTTCGTCGCTAATTCCGAAAAGCGTTTTGATTGTTCTATCGTCGTAGCACCCACACAGTGAATCAATAATCGACCACATGAAAGCGCCTTCAAAAATAATTTGGATGTTGCTCTTTGTGACTTTTAGCTTGTTAATAAAATCGCTGCGAAGCTTGTACGTAATCCTGCTTTGCTCAATCAGGTATTCCCAGGCAGCATTCATTTGTTTTTCTCGTTTTATCTCTGCCGCTGATCTTTTTGGTTTTTTGTCGTCCTCCGCCGATGTCCCTGCCTTCTTGTGATACAGGCTCAGGTTCCCGGTATCCGAAATAACGTAATACAGCCGTTCATTGCCTACACCTTTAAGCAAGTTCTTTTCCTTGGCCTTAAAATCGCGCAGCGGACAGCCTTGCCATCCAGCTCCGTCAACTCTTACATAATCGCGCCAGACATATTGTTCTCCCTGAACATTTATAGCTTTGTGCTCTGCCAGCCACTTCTCTACCTCCGGGAGCGCCTTCGCGTTTTCCTGTTTGTCTTCGGCGTTTTCGAGCATATATCTAAATCCGTTGGTACCTATGTGATCCAGCAGCCGGTTCCGTTCGTTAATATCGTCGATTCTGCTCAGCATATCAAAATCTTCCAGTGTCAGCTGCCGGCCGCGGCTCTTCATGGCCTTGTCCAGAGCTTCCTGATCCAGCCTGGCAATTTCCGTACGCCGTCGCACCGTGCGCTCCGAAAAACCGGTTTTTTGCGCAATTTCTTTTACGGAATCACCAAAATCCAGCAGCAGCTGGAATCCCCGGACCTGTTCCATGATTGTAAGATCTGCGCGCTGCATATTTTCCAGCAGCATTGTTTCGACCTGCTTACGCGGCAGCATATCCGCAATCGCGCACGGTACTTCTTCAAGCCCTGCCAGTTTCGCTGCCGATAGCCTCCGGTGCCCGATTATTACGGTATATCCTCCTGTCGCACGGTAGCCATTATCGATTAAATGCATTTTAATTTTTTGCAGCTGTAGATCCTCCTCCGCCTGCATGCCCGCTTCCGCCAGCTTCGCGTCTTCCGACGTTTTGATTGGCTCCGCGCGCAGCGCAACGGTAAGATTTTGATATATCCCGTTTTGCCGGATGCTTTCCGTCAGCTCCGTTAAGTCTCCTAAATCTTTCCGCGGATTATCCGGATGCGGATAAATTTGCGCAGCCGGTATCATAACGATGTTATCCATTTCTGTCCTCGCTTTCCTCTCTCACGTCTTCCTGCAACCATTCAAGCCATTGCTCTTCTTCATATCTCGGCAAAACTGCATTTCGGTAATCATCATCAGGCAGGCATCCATTAGTCGCGGCAAACAATAACGCCAGCTCTTTATTGGACATCATGCGGATTATATCCGCCCGCGTTCCGTGACTCCATGTAAACGGGATTTTTGTGCCCCGTTCCCTCAGCCTGATCTCTGTCATGGTGCGCTGGCCTATATCAAATAAGCTGCCAATCCGATCCAAATACGAAGGCCGGCAAATCGCGGCCCTGCTGCACATAATAATTTTATGCCATGTGTTCGGGTATTCTTTATCTTGCCGATATGCGCCTTTTAAAATAACAAACATTTTTCTTTCGTCTTTTCCCGGATCATTCTCGTTTATAACCGTGTAAAATTGGCCGCCGACCGGTAAAATATCACCGATTTTTAATTCTATTTCCCTTTCGCTTTCCGGAAAAATTTTTTTATAATCGATCTTTGCTTTATATCCGTTTTCGCTCATACTTTTCCCCTTTATTCCAACACGCCCCGCGGCCTGTGATAGAGCCAATTTACCCCTAAATAAATTCGCTGCGCCATGCGAGGCGCGTTGTTTACGCCTTTTTCCGCCTGGCCTCCAGGCTGATTATGTTCTGCCCAGGCATCAGCCCAATCATCTCGGCACCGGTAATTTTCTTCAGCACGTAATCGTCGACCGCCCGATCGTTTTTGTTTTGGCAGGCCTCCTCATAAAAACGCCGGCATTGTGCGCTGGCCGTCTGCAGCTCGCTCCGGTTTAAATTGCATAAGTCGGTGTAACCATACGATTTAACTGCCGCCGCTATTTCCGGCGTGGACCAGGACGGCTTTTCGTATAGCCCGCATTGGCGTACCTGCCGCTGGATTTCTTCCCACGCTTCGGCCCATGTGCGTTCCCGTTTTGCGTCGTCCGCACTGCCGACAAGGCTTCGGCACGCCGTCACAATTTCCGCTACGGCCGGCAGAAATACTTTCGTTAACATCAGCTTATGGCAAGCACGCATCAGCAGCTCTTCTGGTACGTCCGCCAAAGCCATGCTGTACGCTGCCAATCTCTTCTCGTCCCCGGCCTGCCCGTACGCCGCAAACATTGTTGCCAGTATCTGTGTCCTTTTATTCGCTGTTAAAGTCAATGATCTCACCACTTTCCAAAATTTTATTCGCTGCCTCTGCTCCGGCCACCGGATCATTCACGTCCGGCCCGTCCCTGTTTTTCAGCACCTCTTCCAGATACGGGAACGGAGCACGCGGCCGCTTTTTCTTCACAACGTCCAGTGCTTTCCGGAATGCTGCCAGTCCGTACTCGTCCACCATGGCCCGAATCCGTTCCGCCTCGTCAATATTTTTAATCGGCCGGACAGAATTGTTGAACATGCTCACTGCTTCATTTGCCTCAGCGCTGAATCCGTTATCTTGTACACTACTATCAGAGTAAGAGAGATCTCCTCTATTCTTAATCTTATTCTTATTCTTTTCTATTCTAAGAGCGTTACGCGACGTTACTGTTACGTTATCGTTACCGTTATCCGTAACGTTACGCGTAACGTTACTATCGTTATGTAAAGAATCGCTTGCCGTGGTTCCCTGCCCGGCGTTTAACTGCTTTTGCTTGTCGCGGTACCGCTGCTGCCGCAGCCGGTTTTTCTCTGCCGCGGTTTCTATGGCAGCCGCCCCGCCCTGGTGCTCTGCCCATCCGGTAATCTGGATAGTATAATCGTCCAGTATGGTTATCATGCCAAACTTCTGGAACGTCTGCAGGGCCAGGCGTACCGTGTTAATCGGACGACGCAGCTCGCCGGCCAGCATTTCTTCCGTAAACGGTATATCCTTCGTTACGTAAATCAGGCCGTTGTTGTTGATGGTCCCTGCCAAAGACAGCAATTTTATCCAGATAATTAATATGGTGTCGCCTTCCGGGAGCAGCTCTATCTGTTTAATTTTGCGGTTATCAAAGATGCCGGTAGCCAGTTTAATCCACTTGAGTTCCATGTCGTCCTCCCAGGTTTGCAATCGTCAGAGCATATCGTTTCCCGATCGCCGGTGTTAACGGTATCGACTGTAAATGATATTTGTCCATGAAAGTTTCCCTGCCAATTTTGTGACATTCCGTATGGTGGATCCTGCACAACGGCAACACGCCCATGCCTATCTGGTAAACAGTATCCCGGTCCCTGCCGGCACCAATCGCGTCCACATGATGCAGGTCCGCGGGTTTCCCGCACACCGCGCACACGCGATGCATGAGACACTCGTACACGTAGCGCTCTATATCGCCGCAGCACTCCGTCAGCCATGTCCGTGTCGGTATATTGTTGGCCACTATGAACCTGATCAGAAAATCAATAAACTCTCTGGCCGTTGTCATGTCGCAGTCGGCCAAAGAAAAAATTCGCCGGTCTATTGCCTTCATTTCTTCCACCATGAATTTTAATTTCATTAGATCTTTCACGGTGTCCGCTTCCATTTCGCCCATCCAGTCAGCAATATCACGCATTAATGCATATGCGTGTTTACGCTGTTCCGGTGTGATAAGCCGGCCGTCCGGGATGCCTATCTCCACCACATTCCCGCATATGGACATGTTTCTCCATTCCGGCATCTTGGCCACAATAATCATCGTGCCGTCCGGTCTGATTTCAAATATCCGTCCGTTTATTATTTCCATGCGCTGCCGCCTCCTTGTCTACCGCCTTTTGCCATTCCTGCCGGTAGATGATCATGTTTTCCTTCAGATCGCGCAGAAGGCCCGGAGCCAGACTCTCGACTTTCTCCGTACCGTATTTAAACTGTACGATTTTCAAAATAACGCTGCTCATGCCAAACTTTTTAACGGCCTCCCGGAGTTCTTCCAGTGCTTTCTCTTTTTCTCCGGTGCTTTGCGCCTCTGGATCCTGAGCTGCATATTTCGACACCAGAGTAACTGCCGGCGGCGTGTTGTTAATTGGTTTCGGTAGTGGTTCCATATTCAGGCCGATTCCGAAAAAGTGAGCGGCTGCAGCCAGCGCTTTTTCTTGTGCAACGTCCCAGGCGTCCAAATGCTTTAAGTATGACTGTCCAGCGCGCTCCACTAACATAGAACAGCCGTAACCGATACCAACATAACCATTCGCGGTATCCGCTATCACCTTTGCAATTACGGCCTTCACGCTGCACAGCTTTTCCCCGCCGCCCGCGTCAATTACTTCCTCACGGCTGTATTCTACTTTCCAATACGCGCCGCGCATACCAATAACAACATCCAGCGCGTCCAGCAGCCAGGATAGTTTTGCCCTGGGCTGGCCATCGCTGCCAAGTTCCTGCGCGCCAACCGGTACCACAGAAAAATCTTGTTTTTTATCGGATTTGGTTTCGGTTGCCGGCGGCTGTTTTGCCACCTGCGTTTTTGTTATTCTGCTCATAACGACAGCACCCATACGGCCCACAAAAACAATTTATATACAAAATAAAGCATCCACGCCGTTACCATTCCGGCAAAAAACATGCTTTCTGAAAAAACAATTACGCTGCCTATACCAATCTCATACGCGTTTTTTATGGTTCTCATAATTTCCTCCTATGCGCTAAGCGCTCTTTCCTTTTTCTTTTTCTTCCTGCTCAATGGCCATAATAAATTCCACAAGGGCCTCAGCAAACAGATCCGATACGCCATCCGGAAGGCTGCCGGATGTGATCACTTTTTTCTCCTGCCGTCCTGCCTCTTTATCCGTTCGCCTCATGTTTACCTCCGTTTCTTTTTCCGGAACGCATCCGCCTCCGGACACGTTGCAAAATGAGCCTCAAAAGCAATTACGCTGTCTATACCGTCGTAACTCACCGCGCCTTCCGGAAGGGCCTGCACGGTAGAGCCATCTACCAGCACAAATGTATGTCCGCCAATCTGCACCGGCGTGGCCATGATTGCCCTACGGTTTACCGGCAGCCATTTTCCTTTTAACGTTTTGATCCAGTAAATCGGAGTACCGCAGCTTTTGCAGCGGCCGGATCTCAGTTCCGTGTCGATATCAAACCTCATTTTTACACCTCGGTATTATCTGTATCCACCGTCCATATTTAAAGCGATTGCCATCAGTATCAGCGCGCACACTATCCATGTCAGGCTTTGCATCCCTGCCAATTCGCGAAGCTTTGCGCCCGCCGCTGCTCCGACGCACATAATTGAGAATAATACCGCGAACATTCTGGCCATATTATTCCGCCTCCATGTCTTTTTTTAGCAGCTCTGTAAGTACCCTTTTGCCAATCCTGCTGTAAGATGTTTCTGGTGTGGCTATCACTTCCGGCGCTTCCGCAAGCGCCTGCAAACAGGCATCTTTTAAGCGCTGCCTGTATTTCGCCACCGCTTCCTGACGCGCAGCTGCCAGCTGTTTGTAATAAACAGAATCCGGCAAAATAGTCATTGGTATTTCTGCCGGCGGCGTTTTCTGCTCTTCCGGCGGGTCCTTCGGCCAGCGTTCTTTTTGCTGCTCCTTTTTTGCTGTTCCTTTTTTTACCGGTTCGTTTTTCGGAGCTTCCAGCGCGCCCGCTTTTCCGGTCGCTTCTATTATGCCGCTCAGGTTGACGCTGCCGATTTCCGCGTCCGGTTCGCCCGGCTCCATTTTTGGCAGCTCCGGAGCGCTCCCCGAAATCGCCGCATTGATATCGCCTACAGAACACTGCAGCGCCAAAGCAAATTTCTGTTTTGTCGCTTCTTTAAAATTGGTGGAGCCGGCCTTTGCCCGCTGCATCGTCGCGTACGGTATGTCGTAATCCATTTCCAGATCGTACCGTGTCAACCCCAGCTCATGCATGCGCTTTTCAATGAAATCCCATAACGGTTTTTTTGCCATTTTACTTTCCTCCCGGCACGCTGCCGTCTGCCTCTACTATTACAACGCCTTCGCCGATCATTCCCAGGATAATTTCCTCTGCCGTGATCAGGCGCTTGTTTATACTTATGATAGTGCTGTTGCGCCTGTCCATAAATCTGGCCAGGCGTTTTGTACTGAAACCAAACTCGTCTTTCAGGGCCAGCATGGAGGCCGCCTCGCAGTCCCGCATTGCGTCGTTATACAACGCCCTTGCCCAGTTGTTCATTTCTTCCCGGTCCATTTTTTTGACCGTCTTATATGTGGCTCTGGAAATCAGTTCCCGGACCTTTATCTGCTCTGTCATAGCTGCACCGCCTTCCAGGCCAGGTACAAAATCAGCAGCGCGTAAAAAGTCCCGATACAGACAACCGTCCGGAGCCATTTTTCTTGCAAATCATTGGCCCGCTTCAATTGACCGGCCAGCTGGAGGATATATTCCTGCGTGGCCCATTCCGGTTCTTTTATTTCAAGATCGTTGTCCGACTGCAGCGCTTTTCCCTGTTCCCGCCGCCAGTCAATCTCTGTTTGCGCCATCCGCGCCTGAGCCGCCAGCCGGTTCCGTTCCTTCTTGCTTGCCATCCGCTGCCACCTCCCCGGTCGTCTGTTTTATTTCCTGCAGCTCTTCGTCTTTCCGCATCATATAAACATGCATTCTGCTTGAGTCCCCTGCCATTAATGCCAGGGCCAGATCCGCCATAGCTTTGTCAATCCCCTGCTTTGTTTTGTACAGTCCCAGCGTGACGTTTACGTTGCTCGTCCGGGCTTTGATGGCCGGCACGTTGTTTTCCATTTGTTCGTAAATGCATTCCACGCGCTCGCTGTTCACTATAATCTCCCCGGTTTGCCCTACAATGTACATGTGATTCTCCGCCTCCTTACGCCTTATTTTCTTCTGCCTTGTTTAGATAATCCGCGTCCGCCTGGGCCTTTTCTTTAATGTCGGTATATCCGCCATGATATTCCACGTTACCGCTATGCAGCGGCTTGCTTTCATCCAGCTGGCGGCCAACAATGTAAAACTTGATGCCGTTAATAGGCTGGCTCAATACTTTCCATTTTCCTTTTGCCATAACTCACATTCCTTTCGTTTTACGAATAGCGCGTTTTAGTTTTTCCGCAGCAAGCTCGTTTATCTGTTCGCTTGTCAGGCCGCACATCAAGCGGAGCTGCTCGCACATCACAATTACATCCACAAGCTCTTCGACAATTTCAATTGACGGACCGAACGCATCGCCCAGCTGCCGGTTGCGGAATATCTTGCAACATTCTTTCTGTAGCTCGGAGCACTCTTCAATCACCATCATCAGCTGAGACCATGGTCCGTATTCATCCAAAAGCTCGGAGCATCTTTCCTGATTTTTTGAGTCCAACATTTTGCAACTTACCTCTCGCCGTTCCACAAGTGTGTTACGCTTCCGTCCGGATGATACACGTTTTCGTGCGGCTCCTTCCATCCGGGCCACATAGCGCTGACCAGAACAGACAGGCCGGTGCTTTTCGCGTAACCTTGAGCCGCGTTAACGGCCTGCTCACATATCGGCGTCTGACCGATGTAGCCGCCGCCATCAAATTTAATAGTGTAAAGCTCGTCCATAGCTTAAACCCCACTTTCTGACGCGTCATTATCTTGTTCAAATAGATATTCAAGTGTGCAATGCGGGAAAAGTTTGTTTTTTATGGCCAGCATTTCAGATAGTACAAACTCTGTTTTGCCGGTTCTTTTGTTAGAAAAGCTCTTTTCTGTAATATGGCAAACTTCCGCGCACATTGCGCTTGTCAATCTGTGGCGTGCAATTTCTGCCTCTAAATTCGGAAACATGTTTACCTCCTTCTGGTTTTTTAATATTTTATTACGTTGCAGGGTAATTTCACTTTAATTATATACCCCACAGCGTAATTGTCAATAATTATTTTACGTTATGGGGTAAAATTTTTCTTTACAAAGTAAATATAATATGATTTAATAATCAGGGAGGTGCTGCTTAGTATGTCGGTAAAAGATCAATTATTGCGGTACATGGAAACGCATAAATTTAATAGGGCAGATGTCGCCAGAAACTCCGGCGTGCCATACACAACGATAGACGGCATTTTTAAAAAAGGAGACGAAAATTGCAAGCTGTCTACCTTGAAAAAGCTGGCAAAATTATTAGACTGCAGTCTCGACGATCTTGTTGGACTGGAAAGCAGTAGCGACGAGCTAAATCCGTGCGAAAAACTGCTAATTAAAAAATATAGAGAATTGGACGAAGCAAACAAAAACGCGTTGCAGTTTTCTATTGATGTTTTGCTGGCGTCTCAAGAACAGAGGAAAAAAGACGCATCCGCGTAATACGTAACTTTAAATAACGTTTTGGGGGTGGTTATATGGAGCGCACAGCATCTACAGATGCATTAGACTCGAAAGGAAAATCCTTGTTTTTGATGCCATCAGATTATACAGTCATTGATTTAGAGACCACTGGATTGGAGCCTTACAGCGACAATATTATTGAAATTGCCTGCATCAAATACCGCAATAATCAAGAGATTGACAGATTTGAAACGTTAGTGCAGCCGCCGCCTTATTATCTTGACTTGGATGGGAACCCGGTTTACGTTCCTGATTTTATTTCAGATCTTACGGGGATTACCAACAAAATGCTGGAAGAGGCACCGCAGTTTGCTGTTTTTGGCCAAAAGCTTTACGATTTCTTAAATGGAGAATTGTTGCTCGGCCATAACGTTAATTTTGACATCAGGTTTTTGTGGGCGAAATATCGCTTTGATTATTACTTGCCATTTTTTAACGATTATGTAGACACATTAAGGCTGTCCAGGAGAATACTCCCGGATCTTCCGCGTCACACGCTGACCGCCATGGTTGAACATTACGGAATAGAGACGCAACATCACAGGGCTTTGTCCGATTGCCTCGCCACACACAAATTGCTTTTAAAATTAGCAGAAACTGTCAACGAAAAGAAAATTGATTTGGCCGAAATTGCAAGGAAAAAGCCTTGCGACCTACGAACCATAAAATGCGACGCAACGCTTTGTGATAAGTCTAACTTTTTTTACGGAAAAACCTGTGTTTTTACCGGGAAGCTTGAAAGATTTAAAAAAGAAGAGGCCGCGCAGATTGTTGTTAATTTTGGTGGTAACTGTGATAACAATGTTAATAAAAAGACAAACATTCTCGTTGTTGGCGGATTAAACTCCACGTTAATCAAAGAAGGAAAGAGCAATAAGTTATTAAAAGTTGAGCAGATGAAAGCAAAAGGAATTAACATCCACGTTTTAAGCGAGGAAACGTTTTATGAATTAATTAACGATTATGCGAATTAACCTCGGAGGCATACCATGAAAAAGAAAATCGCAATCGCTGCCGCCCTGATCGCCACCCTGACGATTTCCAATGTCGCCGCTGCCAAATACAGCGACGAATACAAAGCGCAGCATAAAAAACAGTGTGAAACGATTACGACGCAGCTGCCCAGCGGCCAGAAATATACGCGGGATATTATCAAGCTGTTTGATAAACAGATCCCGACCGGCCGGTTGCGCCTGAAAGCAGAAATCGGGCGGCCCGGGCCGCGGATCTTGTACCTGACGTATGCGGCCACTGGCAGGAGTTACCCGAAAGGAATTAAAGAATTGACATATGGAGACGGTAAAGCGGCCCACAAGATGAGAGTATTTTTCTATGATTACAGCCGTATCGGACACCAGAATTACACGGACATGGCTATTGCGACCACCAATCCAGAGCAATTAAAAACCGCCATTGTGATTAGCGCCGACGGTAACGCGGTTTTCAGCGAGTCTTCCAAACACTGGCCGGAATGGAAGGCCGCGCTGGACGCTGCAGAAAAGTTAATGAATGAAAGATAATGAATCGTAATTACGTTTCCCAGGGAGGTTTATAATGTTACGCGCTGCCATATATGCACGGTATTCCAGCGACAACCAGCGCCACGAATCCATAGAAACGCAGTACCGGATCTGCGAGGATTACTGCCGGCAAAAAGGTTATCTGGTTGTTGCTCATTTTAAAGACGAGGCCAAAACCGGCACCACTTCCATCGGCCGGGACGGGTTCCACCGGATGCTGGCCGACGCCCGCCGCGACATTTTCGACGTGCTGGTCGTCTACACGCTGGACCGGACGGCCCGCCAGGAGCTGGATTATTACCTTTATAAAAAGGAGCTGCAGGCCGCCGGCATCAAATACGAATACGCCACCGAGAGTTTTGATCCTTCGTCCGTGGATGGCCAGTTTTTTGAAGGCATCCAGGTCGCGCAGGCCGCCTGGTATTCCCGGAAGCTTTCCGTGAAGGTCCGGGACGGTAAAGATACCAACGCCCGGCAGTTTCTTTTCCCCGGCGGCACTCCGCCGTTCGGTTACGACGTAACGCCGGATCACCATTATGTTATCAATGAGCATGAGGCTGCAGCCGTCCGGATCATTTACAAAATGTTTATTGCCGGTTCCGGATACGGCCCCATACTCGACGAATTAAACCGCCAGGGCTTCCGGACAAAACGCGGCCGTGTTTTTACAAAAGGATCCCTGCATGAAATCCTGAGTAATGAAAAATATTGCGGCACGTATGTCCATCACAGGAGCTTTGGCAATCAAAAACGAAAATGGTCCGCGCTCTCCGGAACGCCCAACGCGATCCCTGCCATCGTTAGCCAGGAAACATTTATGGAGGCGGCCCGGAAGCGGAAATCAAACCAGCGCAGATCCGCCAGCTACGCTGCCAAATCTGTATATCTGTTATCCGGTTTGGTAGTGTGTGGAGAGTGTGGCCACAGCTTTTCCGGAAACAGCTGCACCACCCGGCAATATCATTATGAGTATTACCAATGCTGCGACCAGACAAACCGCGGCAGCCATACATGCAAAAACCCGCGGATAAAAAAAGCCTGGCTGGAGCGCCATGTCGTTGACGCCATAACCGGGCTGCTGACATACGACCATATGAACGCTATCGTGGATAAGGCGCTGGCCCGGTACCGGAAAATCATGTCCGCCGTCCCGGATGAAACGGATCAGCTGCGCCGGCAAAAAGCCGGAGCGGAAAAGCGGCTGGAAAATCTGTATCGGATGGTAGAAAACGGAGCCGCTGACGAGTTCGACCTGGAACGGATGCGCGACGTAAAGAATCAGATCCGCGCCCTGAATGAAAAAATCGCTGCCGCCGGGAACCTGCAGCCGGTACAAATCACTCGCGACCAGATTGTGAAATACTGGTACCGTCTCATGGCCGAATTAAAAATGCAAAACCGACCGGAAATTATCCGGCCGGTCCTGCAAAAAATTATAAATAAGATTTCGGTTTTTCCTGATCACGTTCACGTCAGTATCGGAAACGTATCAGATTTTAGCGGACACGTTGGGAATAGTTTGGCGCTGCCAGCATATCCACTAATTGAGTTTGACATAGAAAGAAAAGTGGCATAAAAAACTGCCGTATCGCCGCGCAAAACAGCTTTCTGCGCTTTTTCGCGTCTGCGCATAGATTTTATCGCGGCAACAATTTTGCGACCGTTACGCGGCTTTTCGAGGCCCTGGCTTTTAAGCCTGGGCCTTTTTATTTTGCCGCTGCCACGCCGATGGCCGCCCCTGCCACTAAAAACCAAAACCTATTTTGCCAGATCTGCCGGCGATGCACCCGCCGCTCTTTTTCTATCCCCTGCTTCAATGTCTGCAATGAGGTTTTCGATTCTGCCAGCGCGCTGGACGCACCGGTCAACGATATCCTGGCATTCTGTAATTCCGCTTGCGATTTCTCCAGCTGCTCTTTCGCTGTTTTTAATTCCTGCTGCAGCTGATCCGATGGACGCCTCAGCTTTTGTAACAGAGTCTGCAGCTGTATTAATTCGTCCTTCTGCGTCTGTAATTCCCTGGTTAATGTTAACCAGTGTGCTATCGGTATCATTTTGTATCCGTTCGTTTCTGGCGTCGTCATGCACCAGCCAGAGGCAGACAAGGCACACAATTGCAACGATAATATAAGAGATACAATAATTTTTATTTTCCCGGTAGAAATCATGCATCCTGTCCCTCCTGTTCCCATTGGTTTTTGTACCAGTTTGCCATGCCGCGCCACAGGTCCCCGCCGGGCACCAGTTTACCGTCATTGTTCGGATCCGGTAGGTACCACAAATCCCAGCGAGAATCCGGATCGCCCTGAAAAACGCCATTGACGCGGGTACCGTACGGCACTCCATAGCCGTCAAGGCAGGCAGCCTCATAGTGCGTCATAAAATGCTCTGCATCCAGCGGCAAATCCAGCTCCTGCGCCAAAACTGCAGTAACCTGCGACAAAGCTGTAATCTGGATTGCCGTAGGCGGCTCCGGCCCGAAATAAGCATTATATCCATTGCGCGCTTCTGCTTTGTACGCGCACATCATGGATATGCCAATAGCACATGAATTTCTGCCCAAAGTGTGAGCCAGCCGCTCCGTCATGTCTTCCGTTGTCAGGTAGACTTTACCGTCGTAATCAATACAAATATGATAATCATCATACGCCTGGGAATAATGGCCGGCCGTCCAGTGACTATATACGCGCCTTATGTATCCGTTTGCGTCGCGGACGATTTCGCGCAGCTCTTCCAGCGTTACGTCGTGGCAGTCTTCCAATCGCACATAACCCATTACTTAATTCCCTCCTTCCGTTTTTGTATCAGTGACTGTATATCCCGGACGGATGATACGCCGCATTCGCCCAGGTTTTCAAGAATAGATAGCACTTCCGTGCACACCAAAATGCCACAAAAAACCACCAGCACAAACGGTGGAATGTGTGATACGTGCAGGATTGTATCACCGCATTCTGCAACCATTAGCAGTAAAAAATACGTGATAACCTTGGACCAGAACCCGTCTCGCAGCGCCGATGAATCAATATATCGCCATTTGTGAGCTTGCCACGTCCAGCGTATATAGTTCATTAAGTTGCCGCGCTTTTTGACAATATTTTCGCCGTACATGTTGCGCCACAGTAAGGCCGACATGGCCATGCAGCGCGTGATTATGTCCAAAACAATCAGGCATACAAACATCGCGAAAATTGTCCCCAGGTCTATCAGCGTCGCTCCGATCGCCGACACTGTTAGCTTTTCAAATCCTAAGCTTGCAATTTCTTTTGCTGTTTCCGACAACCTAATTTTGGAGAATACCTCTTTTATGATATCCATTTTGCCGCCTCCATTTTCACCGTTTCAATCTCTGACAGCCTCTTTTCCAGGTCGTCGACAGCCGTATGCTGCGCCAGCATGTTATATAAATCTGTTATCAGCTGGCTCTGCATTTGGATTATTTGATTTTGCTTTTCGATGATTGCTATAGCCGGTATCATGGTATTTCCGGCCATACGATCATTAACGGGAAGCCTTCCTGTTCCGGCAGGTCCCTCAGCTGCTGCCGGTACGATCTCCACGCATCCGTATCAACATTTGGCCGGTCCGGTACCAGCATATTGTCGCAATCATCCAGTAATTTGTTTCGCCACTCGCGTGCAGCCTCCGCCGCTTCCTCTTCGTTTCCAGATTCTACTGCGGCCTCATACCGTTTACGCAGCACTCCCATTGTGTGGCTGTAGGAATACTTGATAAAATTTTCTTGTCTCGCATCTTCGATGCTCTGCGCTTTGAGTTCCATTCTGGTGCCCTCCTCTCAAATAACTGCCAAAATAAACGGCGCATTTGAATCGCCTGCATATAACACTTATGCTGCAGGATTCCGGCCTGCCAGCATTGAAAACTGTTTTCGATGGCGGCCATAGTTATCCGTCCGGCCTCCAGCAGTTTCTTTTGCTTTCGCAGCTTCCGCCGTTCCTTCCTGATCTTTACCCGGTGTTTGTGTATAATCACCTTGCCTGTCACGCTTACCCGAATCCGCCAATGCAGTAAAATTATGCCTTGCCGGAGCGGGTACAGCTGAGTCTTAGGATTTAAAGATAGTTTCTTACGCGACAGAAACCTCTTTATCTTTTCCCAGCATTCCTTTAAATAGCTTTTGCTCTCGTGGACCAGTACGAAATCATCCATATATCGTGCATATACTTTGATCCACAGCGTTTCCGTTATGTAATGGTCCATGTCGTTAAGAAGCGCGATTTGTGTCGTCTGCGTCACCTGGCTGCCCAGGCCGACGCCTTTAAAATCACCCTTCCGGATCCTATCGGTTACGGCCGCAACCTGTTCAGGCGACAGCCCTTTTATAACGCGCGTCCAGTCTCCGCCATATATTAAATATGAAGAAATGCGGTGTCCGGCGCTGTGAGCTGTCTTTCTGCCCATTCCCAGGGATATCAGCAGTTTCGCAAACTCTATTTCTGTAAAACTGCGGATCACGTCCTCGCAGGCGCGAGCAGTGTACGGATCTACATATTGTGCGGTATTATTGCAAACGACATCATGGTTACTGTTTGGGAAATAGCCTTTTACGTCACATTGCAGCACGTAGCCTTCATGGCCATGAACCCGTGCAAATTCCCGCAGCAGTTTCGTGAAAATATCAATGCAAAACTTTGTCCCTTTTCCCTTTTGGCATGCGCAATTCGCTTCGATAAAGTTCTTTGTGACGGCCGGATAGACGATATCGTCAATTAATGCGTGCTGGTATTGCCGATCGCGAATATGGGACGCGTATATATCCCGCGTCTTTGGTTCCGTGATTGTAAACCATAAATACTTAGATATCCGATACTTTCCCAGGATGATTTCGCGCCGTAAGTGGTATGTATTGATTAATCTGTTTAGCCAATACCCAGCGACGCTTTTCTTCCATTTTGTGCCCCTGGTGCAGCGCTTTAGTCTTTTTAGCAGGTTCTGATATTCAATAGCTTCATAATATTCCATGTCTTAGTCCGCCCTGCCGGACGGCTCAAATTTAGCTTTTACGCCTGAGTAGTAATGCTCCTTGCATGTTGCATGTGCACTGCTTTCAGCGTCCGCTTACTCGGTCTGGCTGTTCATGCAATCGGGGGCCACGGCGTTGCTGTTGTTCGCATTGTTGTTGTTGAGCGCGCCCGTGGTATTCACATTTCGCGTATTATTCGCGTTGCCGGGATTCGGACTGCGCAACCACTGATTCCGGGCCGTATTAGCATTACCCTCAACAATGCCAAATGGCATTGATTTTAACTTGTCCATACTTATTTCGAGCTGAGTGGAAAGTATTGCCCGTTTCTGCAGCAATCTTTGCCGGCGCTCTTTATCTGATTTTATCCACGCTTTCAGCAAGCTTTCTGTGTTGTCCGCAAGGCCAACCCAATGCTCCAGACCGTCGATTTTCCTGTCTTCGTTAAATGTAGTTAAATAGCGTACGACGTCGGACAACGCAGCCAGTGCCTTTAACTGCATTTTATGGCGCATTTTGTATTCCATGTCGTCTTCGATATGAAGCTCGTTTGCGGCCATAATTTTATGTAACACTTCGGTGGCTGCCTTTTGCAACGGGATCCTTTTGGTAAACGTTACCGACTTATTAAAGTAAGCGCGGCCTTTTGCGCCCTTCATTTTGTTAAGAGTGTGATTTAATAACTCCTCGGCCGCAATCGCAGCGTTTAATTCGTTTGGTTTACGCTGCCACGCCGGAACCGACATTTATTTCACTCTCCTTTTCAAATGCGCCCAGGCAGGCTTGCGCCGCCGTGGGCTTTGTTCGCGCTAAGATTTTATACAGCGCCACGAGCATAGATCCTGCAAGCGGGGGCCACGGCGGAGCTGTAGATCGCAGTGCTGAGGTTGAGCGCGCCCGTGGTATGCACATTTCGCGTATAATTCGCGTTGCCGGGATTCGGACTGCGCAACCACTGATGCCGGGCATTGCCGCTATTATCGTACATGATGCGGTCCACGTCTGTAGCGCCCTTGTAATAGTCCCACTGCGTTTCAGATAGATCTGCGCCTTCCGTGGAGCCAAAAATCTGGTACCGGGACGGCAGCCAGAACATGGCCCGCAAAGAATAGCTGGAGTTCTTTGTGTAGCCGTCCGTTTCAAATACATTGTTTGTGACGGTTTGAATGTCTACCGGTTCAACAATTTCCAGAAAATCATCCGGCAATTTCGACATAAAGCCCGGCTCGGATCCTTGCCATGTTGGCGGATTGTCAAACCGGTTTGTCGACGTCCAGTATGTGCCAGCGGCTTTGCTACTATTTAAATATTGATGAATGGCGCTCTGCGCATAGTTATTGCTACCATATCCGGCACGTTGGATGCTGTTCACATTAAGATCTTCTGAATCTCCGCCAGGGCGCAACGTGCACAACAAAGTCCCGCCGCTTCCGGACGAAACTACTGCCGTTTGTGATGGCGTTAACGATGCCGCCGTATCGAAAACCTTAACAGTTTTCCCGACAGGACCGTTTCCGTCTGCCAGCAAATCTAAACCGGCCAGCCTGCCGCCGGCCGGCACAGGCGACGTAAGAGTAAACTGATAATCCCCTGCCACGGCCTTGGACCACGTTGTTTCAATATTGAAATGATACGTCCCTGCCGGCAACGCAGTTTCACAATAATAAAACGCCTCCGGAGAGTCAAACTGCAGCAGATTTACCGCCCGGATCACGCGTACGTCTGCATACGGCCTTCCGTCCGGCAACTTGCCGTGATGCATAAAGGCCCACGGATAAACATAATTGCCTTTAACGGTTGTGAACGTAGTGCCGACCGGGAAGAGTTTGGCTCCAGCCCCGCTTATAATTGCATCCTTCATTTGCCGGAAAGACAGCTCCGAGCGCTCTCTCAAAATTGCGCCGAGGCCCCATAAGGCCGCTGCAATGTCTTGCCCGGTTTCGTCTAAAATAACTGGCTTTGTGGGCATGCTTTTTCCTCCTTTTATTCAGTGTATGTCTGACAAACGACGCCATCAACAAAAGAAAACCCCAAATTTTCCAGCGCCAGAACCCGCGCTGCCAGGCCGTCCGGCGTTGTAATCGCTGCCGCCTGCCCCGCCGCAGTTTGGGCCGCTGCCGCCGATGCAGCTGCCGCCGATGCCGACGCCGCCGCTGCCGATGCCGACGCCGCCGCTGCTGTAGCTTTGGTTGCAGCTTCATTCGCTTTGGCCGTTGCCTCGTTTGCTTTGACCGTTGCCGTGCTTGCGCTTAGCGCTGCGCCGCCTACGCCATTTTGCAACGCCTCCAGGTTGTTGACCAGGTAATCGTACATCCCCCGGCCATTCGGATCATAAAACGGAGTGTTTGGCCCGAAAGCGCCCTGGCGTATCAGCTGGCCATCGTTGCCATATATTTCCGGCAGCTGATAGACGGTAAACTCCATATTATCCTCCTATTAATCCAGATCAGTAATTTTGATGATGTTTACGTCGCAGGAGTCTGCAGTCTGGTAAAACTGATAGTCAGCCTGGCGCTCCACTTCTTTCTTTACGGCCTCCTCATTTTCGCCTTCAAAAATACCATGCTTTTTAATCGTTACTTCATACTCGACTTTTTTTCTCATTTTTCCATACGCTCCTTTTTTGTTTTAATATTTACAGGTCGCTGACATCCAATAAGAGCCAGGACCGTGTATCGACAATGATGCCCTTTGTGGTAAACCTCATATCCATAGCTGCAGTCCATACGGTGCTTTCGATTGCTGGCCCAGAATTTAACTCGCTTTTGCCGGTTGATATAGTCGTCTTTTGAATATTGCCGCCGCGTAAACTAAAATTGCTTACATCCCATTCGGTCCAGCTATATGGCTGCCTATAGTAATACATTACCCATTCGCTTTTTGCTTCGGTCCAGGGATCTTTAACCATGCCCCATTTTTGGACCGTTACGTTTTCAAGACTGTAGTATCCGGCGCTGATCATGCCGTACGTCGGTGGTACATATTGGTACGTTCCGTCGATCCATTCGTATCCGCCGCCTGTGTATCCGAAGACCGGATCGTGCCAGACGTTTCGCAGCTCGGTTGTTTCGTAATAGCCATATTCCGCAGGATGATTAATAATTTGCGTTACCAACCTGTTTTCCTGCCATTGGCGCTCCCCGATGCCGCTATATATCACTTTGATATCATCAGCAATGGCCAGCGCCGGTTTTGTTGCCCGCGGTATGCTTGCATTTTGCTGGCCAAACCCCATAACACGCGGATGTTTATTGTTGCTATCGTACACGATAGCGCCATTATCATCAAAAACCTGCAGCCCTGTCCCGTGATCGCTTTGCTGCACTTTTGTGGTAAATACGTATACGCTCATCCCGGAGACAAAGCCGTTTACCGTGCAGGTCCATCCGGTCGGCGTGTTAACGCAGTACGCGTCAATCGTCTGCGATGTCGTGCCGCCAACCGCAGCCAGACATTCGCCATCCGTGAACCTTCCGCCTGTGACGCCGGTCCCGGTAAGTGGTATCTTGCGCGATAATTGTAAATTTTTGTAGGTACCATCAATCTGTATTTTATTGTCGTCGTTGTAAATCGTCATGCCGGCCGTCATTTAATACACTCCGTATAATAACGTACATGCCAGATTGCGCCCGGACGGGAAGCTCCAGTCAAGAAATCCGTCGCCCTGCATGATTGTCGGGTATTCGTACGTCGGTACACTTCTGTCTCCGGCTGAAAAATTTGTAGTGGCCGACAATAGGAACCACCATATAGCTGTATTTGGCGTAATCCCGGAATTGGAAATCCGTCCGGTCCTTTGATTCGCGCCGATTGAAACCATTCCAAGAAGGCGCGGCAGCCTGCTCGTCACGTCAACGTCAACGCTGCCGTCCTCGTTAAACGTCTGGAACCCCTGCGCCATATCACCACACTCCCATCCGCACGCGCAGCCTGTTGTTTGCGTCGTACACAAGTATCCGGTTGCTGCGTACCTCCAGCCGTGCTCCGCTGGTGGCCGTTCTTAATACGCCGATTACGGCAGATATTGCAGACAAGCTGTCCACGGAAATCTTATCCGCAGTAACGGCAGCCGTTTGGATCATATCCCGCGTAATAATGTTGTTCCCTATTTTCGTGGTGCCGTCAATGTTAATCAGGCTGCCTTTAATATAGAAACCGGTATGATCCTGCTGGAGCCAGCTGGAAACGTCACCCTGGCTTACTTTGCTGGCGAGGCCGTCCTGCATCACCTGCAATGCAGTGTAATTTCTTACCCCGGTATTGCTGTTTAAATTGCCAACAATCGCAGCAATGGAGTCCGCATTCTGCTGGATGCTGGAAAATGCTGCTTGTGTTACGTCGCCCTGCACCACTAAATTGCTGACAGTGCTCTCGATGCTATTGGCCCGGATCTGCAGCGCAGAAATGTCGCTTTCCGTGTCCGTCGTCCTGGCAGCCAGCGCGGTTATGTTGTTGCTATTGCTGGTTATGGCCGTACCATTCCCGTTGACCGTCTGGGCCAGCGATGCCAGGTCAAGCGCCGTTTGTGCAGCTGTGTCTACGCTCGCCTGCAGCGCCAAAGACAGCTTTTCTTTGGTTACGGCCTGCTGTTCGAGCAGCGCGGCGTCTACTGTAGCCTTTATCGTTACACGCGTCTCCGGAGAGTGCAGGCCCTCTCCAAACATATCGGTATATGATACGCTGATATCATATATTCCGGCGTCGCAAGAATGGCTGTACACGTTGTTTACGGTATGCACTTCTACGAGATCCGCGCCGTCAATATATATGTTCATGCCGTCGCATCCGGAAGGAATTGCGCCAGCTTCCAACGCAAACCCGCTCAGCTTTGCTTTTACATATGGCGCTGCCGGCGTGGGTGGTATCGGCTTGTTGTACTCCAACACTGCCGGCGCGGAAAATTTCCCTGCCGCGGAATAAGCATAAAGATATAAAATGCCAGTGCGCTCCGTAATCGGTAACGACGCTTTCAAACCCGTTACCCTGGCCAGCAAGTTTACATTTTCCTCGCCGGGAGCCTGATCTTTTCGCACCTCATACCAGGCAATGTCAGAATTAACAACCTCTTTCCACGACGCAACCGCATCGCTGCCGAAAGATATTGTAAAACCGTCCGGAGTGTTTGGCGTTTCAGAGCGCAGCGCGACGCGAATATCCTGCTGCGGGGATGCATCCGGAGACGTTTCGACGCCCCAGATATCGACCGTTGTAACTGCGATTCTGTACGTATCGCCGACCACGGCCTGCGGAATAACAGCTGACGTCTTCCCGGATCCGCCGTATGTCCATTCGCCTTCAAAGCCTAATTCGTTAACATTAACGCCGGAAACAAAATTTAAATACTTTGTTTGTGCAGTATTTGTTTTGTACCACACGCGGCCCTCAAGATAACTCTGCAGGTCCGGCGGATCCCATTCGACGACGATATCGTATCTGGTAACGCCGTCCTTTAGCTGCCGGTACCGGTTCCGGGCTGTCAGCTGCCGGACCGGCGGCACATAATACGGCTGCAGTGTGTATTCGTACGCCTGCACATCGGCCAGCGATTGATCCCCGGCCCCGAAAATATTGTAAGAACAGAATTTAAACCATAACTTTTTCCCGATATCCTCTTTCGAGAACGGAGCATGCAGCAGCGTTTCGTCGCAACGAACAACGACAGCACCGGCTCCATGTACGGCCGGCGTCGTATTGTACTGGCCGCGCACTAACCCGTCGAGCCTGTAATGCCCGTTGCCCAGCAGTGTGGCAGTCTGATAGCTTAAACATTCCCCGTCAATCCATAACAATGTGTTTGCCCGCTGCGCATCCTGGGCGCTGCCGGACAGCATTGTCCCATTGATGGCTACTTCCAGACTTGTGGCGCTGGCGGAAATGCCCATGGCCAACGGCCCCAGCCTGGCGTTGTTGCTGATCTTGCCCAGCGTTCTGTAATACTCGTTATTATCCGATACGTAAACGGTACAGCCGCCCCAGTTTTCCCCGGATCCTTTTGCGGCTATCCATACCTCCAGGCCGTCAGACGTTAAATCTGCCGGCGGCTGGAAAATTGCCGGTGTTGCCGTATCCGCTGCCGGTTCATTGAAATTCACAAAAGGCCGGTCAACTTCGTGGACGTCATACTCTGCCGGACCGTAATTGCCATCAAACCACGACAGCGCATTAAAGACAGGCAGGCCCTTTTCGTCCTCTTTGACGCTTTCAATGATCACAACCTGGTTGATTATTCCGGATGCTTCATCCGTAATTCGCACCTTGTCGCCCGGTTCCAGCCTGCAAAACGGCCAGTCCAGTTTAAACGTGTACCGGTTTTTCCCTACCTTGCTGCGCCGTGCAGCCGCTTCCGCGATCTTGACCGCGCGGGCCTTTGTGTAGATGTAGCCGGCCTGAATTGTAGGAGCTTGTTTCACGCCTCGTTCCGCGATATCGGCCACGTCCTCATAGCTTACGCTTTCCTTTTCGTAGCCGTTTTCCCGGCTCATATATTCTACTGTCCAGCGATTGTATTGCTCGGAGCTGTCTTTGCGGCTCCATTTGACGCAGGAACCGCCTTCCGGTATGAAATCGTCGGTAGTCAAGTCGTACCAAATTGTATTATCCGGTTGCCAGCCGCCCACCGGCCTGTTTTCCAGCGGCACGATTTTGTATTTATTGTTGCTGTTAAAAACGTACGCGCCGCACAAATCTGCTATTTCATTAACAATTTTTTGCGTTTCCTGCGGGCTTGTCGCATCCGCCGGCGTGGAGATCAGCAGGTCCATGTTCGCGCAATACGTGCGGAAATTATCAGCGCCAATAAATTCAGCACCGCCCTGCCCTACTTTGGAAAGTACATATAATATATAATCCATCGGGTTGACATCCACGCCGTCCCCGGTGTTTAGCATCAGCCCGCGCACCTCGAAATTAAAGGAAGGCATGCTTCCGGAATCGCCCAGATCTATCACGCCGGCCATGTATGCCAAACCGGAATAAGAAAGCGCTTTGTTCGGATGTTTGGCCATCACATACGACCACGGTTGTTGATTGGCCGTCCCGCTATGTAACGTTAAACCGACTCTTTCATCCGGATAATAATATATGTCTTTCCCTTTCCATATCCGATTTATGCCGGCAATCGGCCCCTCACATAAACCCAGGATAACAGCTACAGTGTACGTATATGTAATGTTCGTGTGTTTACTGCCGCCGCCCTTACCGGTTTTTTGCGTTTCGGAATGCTCATGGGCCGTAAAATCGTCATAGTATATAACGTTTCCACTGATTCGCGTGGTCCCCAGGATCTCCATAACCGCAGCGCCATATTCAGCTGTATTAACCTGAAACGCGCTGATCTTGTCCGCGCGCGTTACCGTGCTTTTGCCTCCGCCAAATAAGCCCATCATGCGCCCCCGTTATATCTGTATATGCCACGCAGACGGCTTTTGCCACGTGCATCATAAAACATTACGTCATCAATATCACTCAAAATTACGCCCTGATCAATAAGCGCGTGGCACACGACACCGTTCCCGCAATATACAGCAGCATGGCTGACGCAGCGGCCGTATTGATATAACAGAAAGTCTCCCGGCTGTATTGTGGCCAGCGACACTTCCCGGCAGCGTGCCTGCACCTGCTTCAGCAATTTTTCTTCCGACCGGTGCAGATGCCATTCGTTGGGATATGGCGGCACGGTTATTTCATTTTCGCGTATGATGCCGCAATCCTCCAGCGAGCCAACCAGCAGCTGAGCGCAGTCCACGCCCTTGCCCTTTACTCTGGCATTATTAATATGCGGAGTGCCCAGCCAGCTTTTAGCGGCCTCCGCTATTTTCGCACCTTGTTCCGCAGTAACCATTATAAAAGCACCTCTTTCCGCGGCACAAACGGAGCTATCAGGCATGTGCTGTCCGTCTGGCCATTGGACACGATCCGCCCGGATGTTGTCGTGTACGCTCCCTGTGGGTAATATTTCCTGATTGGAAATTCCATATTCAGGCCCTGTGTTTTACTTTTGACCGTTAGCTCCAGCTGGATCCCGCTGCTGCTTTTGATTTCGACGTCGCCGGAAAAAAGACCGATCGTTCCAATAACAGACGCTGCCGGCAAGTCTCCCGTTTTTCTGAAAAACGCCCGTTTCAGGGACATTCTCGCGCCGTCCAGCACGCCGGAATGCGCCACCCGCATCACCGGCATGCTTTCTATCTTGTCAGCCGCATGTTCGCCGTCGGTATATATTACGACCTCCAGCGAGTCTACCGTTACCTTGCTTTGTATGCTGATCTGCTGGCGTCGAATCATCAGCGAGTCATGCCTGTAAATCAGGTTATCCAGCACAACGTCGCAATCCGGCGCATCCGTGTAACGGTACGTATTGCCGTTTGCCAGGACCAATTCAAACAAATCGCAAGACAGGAACGTTTTTTCTGTATTTAAGTGAGTCGCCAGATCTGCGCTTACTTCTTTCATCTTATCGCCAGCTCTCCAAATTAAGCGTATTGCTTTTCTTAAAATCCATAAACACATGCTCCATTTTAATTTTGCTTGCCGGAATGTGTACTTTCCAATAGTACCGGTAACTGGCAGTAACGATAGCGCCGCTGCCAGGCGTATTGTTAAACGCTATGGAGCCGCCGGATACCGTGTAATTGCCAGCGCCCTGCTGCACGCCGTCTATGTAAACCTTTAGCTGATCCACTTTGTCCACGGCCTCCACGAAGCTGCCCCACTTCATAACGCATTGATAGCTCCCGTTTGCGTTTTTCGGCAACTGTATGTTTTCCTCTGTGTTGTCGTCCGGATCCAGCCAATAAAATGGAGTGTTCCCGCCGCGCAGCAATGCAAAGAACCCCAGGATAGTCTTATATTGCTCCGCCGTTAGTATGCCAAATTTAACTTCTATATTCCATTTCGGCAGCAGCTGGTTTGTGTTGCTGCGTTTTTTCCCGCTGCCGGTCGAAACAATATCCCCGTCCCAGCTCATGCTTTTGTAACTATGCATTTCAATGCCGGACATAACCGGCCAGGTCGCTATTGCCGTCATTTACCACACCCCCGACGTAGATCTGAAGCGGCGATTTTCTTCAAAAAGCGCCTGCTTGATTTTGTCCAGACCGCCGCGATCCAGGAAGCCGGCAAACGATGTTGCGTCTATTGCAGATACCTGCAGTGTAATAGAATCGCCGCCAGTCGTCGCCGCAATCGTATCGTCCACGCTGCCGCCATCCGCAAACTCCGGAACCCTGCCGGCGTTAATAGCATCCAATGTGGACAGGCCGACGGCATCCACAGCCGCGCTCCGGATAACGTACTCCCCATTGCTCAGCATTGCCGGAATGCTGTCGCTGGTTCCGGTTCCCGGCCCTGTTATATAGCCGCCCGCGGCTTTTTTGGCGATACCGGGGCCAAATACGGTTTTGTTCGCAGCATCCGCCGGCGTCATGCCGCTGGCAATCATCGGAAACGCGGAATAGATTGCAAAAACGCCCAGCCACTGCGCCAAAATTCTCACAGCATTCTGGATGATGCTTTTTGCGAAATCTGCCAGCGCCTCTTTTGCTCCCTTTTCTCCCAGGATGAAATCGGCCATCGCGTCGCCCAACGACTTGCCTACCTGATCCGCGTATTCGCAGACTTTTTTCTTCCACTGTTCCGCAATCGTTATAGAGTTTTTCTCTGCCTCCGCCGCTTTGGCCAACCCTTCTTTGTATTTCTCAACAAACGCGTCGAACGTCGTGCCCTGCGCCTCCATATCCGCCTGGAATCGCTCCGGCGTTTTTCCTAAAAGCGCGGCAAATCCGGTAAGCTGCTCCGCTTCCGTAGGCTGCGCCATAATAGCATTAATTTCTTCCAGATCTTGCGTGAGCTTTTGCTTTAATTCATCAATTTTTTGCTGCGCCTCATCTTTATTTCCAAAAACCTGGTCCAAAATGCTTTGGCTTTGTTTCTGCAGGTTTGCAAAATTTGAGCTGTATTCCGCAGCGCGGACCTTTGCGTTATATAATTCGTTTTCCGCATCAATCTGGTCCTGTATGCTTTTCAGCGTGCTTTTCCGCTTCGTTTCGTCCCCGATCTTGGCGGCCAGCGCCAGTTCCTTGTTCAGTCCTTCCAGGAGCTGATCGTGAGCGTTCTGGATTTCAAGCAGTTTTATCCGCTTTTCTTCCTGCGTTTTTGCTTCGCCGGTCAGCATGGACATGTTAACTTTTGCCAGCTCGACCGTGCTTTTTGCCAAAGCCCATTTTTGCTTATCTGCATCGCTGTATTTTTTAATCAGCGCTTCGATTGCTTTCTCTTCTTCCGTTAACTCTTTCTTTACGGAACCGCCGCCGGATCTCCTGGAACCGCCGCCGGATTTTGCAGCCGCCGGAGCCTTTACGGAACGTTTTACGGTCCGGAAATGGTTCTGGCTTGCCCTGTCTTCCGGTTCTATTTCTGTTTTCTTCCCGAAAGTCTGTTTCCAGCTTTTGTTTACTTCGCCGGCAAACCCCTTGCCAATGGACGACAAAATGCTTTTTACCAAATCGTAGATGTACAGCAGGCCATCAATAACCGGCTGTAATGCTTCGTAAACCTGCTGCCCAAAGCTTTTAAATGCTTCATACGCGCTATCCAGTGTCAGGATAATGAATTTAAATGTGGTAATTACGATATTGAGCGCGCCGTCAATAATGTCCAGTGCGAAGCTGGCCACCTCTTTCAGATCTGAAAACGCGCCGCAGCCTTCCCCGCGTACCATATCGACCAGATCCTGCGTAAACTGAATCAAATCCTGGATGATTTCGCTCTGGTTGAACGCGTCGAAAATCCCCATACCGATTTCCGCGCACATTGTCTGCAGGTTGCCGGTTACGTCACCCCATGCATCAATAACATTGTCTTTACTTTTGGCCATGCTGCCGTCAAATTCGTGCATGTAATCCGTCAGCGCTCCGATGGCAGTCTGCGCATCCAACGTGCCGTCGTCCATCGCTTTCATTGCCTCTTCCGCAGACATACCAATCTTGCCGAAAGCTTTGTCGAGATCCATGCCGGCCATCTGCAGGCTGACAAATTGCTTGCTGGTCGCCTCGCCGGTCGCCTGCATTCTGGAAATCGTGTCAACCATAGCCTGCGCTTCCGCCTGCCCTTTTCCGAGTCCTGCAGACGTATCGGCGCACAGCTGGATCATATCCGCCGCATTTTGAGCACTGTATCCGAGTGTCATTAACTGGATCCCCATTTGCTGCACGGAGCTTTCATCGTACGTGGTGTTTCGATAAACGTCGTTAAAGGCGCGGTATGCTTCCGTGGCGTCCCCGGTTACGGTTTTAATCGCTGACAATCTGGAAACGCTCTGCTGCATCTGTGCGCCGGCGGACATAACCGCTTCGCCCAAACTGGCCAAAGCGGCCACCGCTCCGGTCATGATCGTCGTGGCCAAACCGCCCAGAGCCACAGAAAAAGCCGTTGTAAATCCTTCCGTCGCTTTAAACTTACCAGCCAGCCCTGCTGCACCAGCATCAGCCGAGGCTGTGGCTTTTGCCGCCGCCTCCATTTCTTTAACGCTGGAGCTGATGGCTCTTGAAAGTTGCTGATTAGCCTGTGTTTGTTCGTTAATTTCCTGCCGCAGTTTACGCATGGCTTCCGCCTGCTCTTTTGTCGCCGCAGTCCCTTGCCTGGTGGCAGCTTCCATGTCTTTTAGCTGCCGTTTCATCGCGGTAACGTTCTGCATGCCGGCAGCCAGTTCGTGATTTAACTTCTGCAGGCCTTCATCTTTAGCCTCTGTAACCAGCGTTATTTTTGCCTCCGCCATGCTTTCGCCTCCCTTTATAGCTTAATGTGTGTAGATATGTACATTTCCAGCTGGCCGGCAAAATAATTTTCAATAGCCTGCCGGTTAGTCTCAAAATAGTTCCCCCGCGGCGGGTAGTATGTGCTGAGCCTTCCTTTATACGGCCCATATGTTATTATGTGCTGTGTAGCGCCGGTATTGTACCAACGTGCCAAATAATTGGCGTATATCACGGCGTCAATCGTCATCGCGTGCACATTAAAACGGCCCTTAATAATCTGATTCGTTGTTTTGCCTTTGCTGTTTTCGTCAACAATCAGATTCTGCCCGCCGAAACCCGTGGACGCGTGCGTCCTGGCAATGTATGCCCGCGTCATAACCTGCGCATATCGGACGCCCGCCTCCACGACCTTCTTGTATCCGTGTGCTATATATTCATCAATCTGTTTTTGCAGCTGTTCTAATGTTTTCACGTTTAGTAATAGGGGCTGCGGTTGCAGCCCCTTGCTTCTCCTTGTTTTAGATTATGTTCCGCTGCCCGTTCCCGTTCCCGGTAACACAAATCCGGTCAGGTTTTCTATTTCGCCCAGCACGGTTGCGGACAGGCTTTTCTGCAGCAGATCTTCGGAGGACGCCGTAGTTTCCCAGGACGTCGGAGCTGCCCAAAACTTTTTATATTTGAGCGTGCTAATGTTGACGATGGCAAACTGCAAAGCCTTCTTTTCTTTGGTGGTTTCGTCGTCGTGTACGAAATTGTCGACCACTTCCTGGCCGATATCGTCCTCTTTGGCCAGGATGGATGCGCTAAGCTCGCCAGACTTGCCGGTGATCCCGCCCTCGGTCCAATAACCGCTATCCTTTGTTTGCACAGTCTTGACTTCCAGGCTGATATTCAGGCTGTGCTCCAGAATGCCGCCTACCTTGTTCCAGACAGGATTCGACGCTGTTGCGCCGGTCCCATAATTTACGAAGATTACCTCTTCCTTGCCGCTGATGCCTACACTGCCCGGCGCTTCCGGGTAATTTGCTTTTGCAATAGTAGTGGACATTTTTTCACCCCTTTACACACGATTTAATTTAATAACTACGTTCACGCTTCCGCTTTGCCAATTTCCGTTATCGCCACGTATCGCCGGGTTGAGCCTGTGAGGCCCTATGCTCATTGATATCGTGGTAAACCCTTCCGGATTTAGCAACGCGTCCAAACTTTGCCAGGTTGTTTCCTGGCATAAAAACGACATTAATTCCTGCAGTTTTTGTGCGACGACTTTTCTGCCCGGATAACTGCTATATATTTCAAGCACGATACTGTAATCCCAGATATCGTCCACCCGGTCGTTCTGATCCGCTTCAGCAGCGCCCAAAATTCCATAACTAAACGTTGCCTGGTCCCGAAAATCGCCGTCGATTTCTTCAATGTCGGAGCCGCCTTCATACCATTCCAAACCACACGCGTCGCCATTACACAGCACCTGGTATAAAGCCATCGTGGCCGGATAAAGAGGCACTTTTATCTCAGTCATATTATCCCCCCGTTACTGTTTATGGCTGTAGCCGTGATCTGTATGTACGGCGGTTTTTCTTCGTCCAGCAGCTCCACTTTGTTAATGATCCATGTGTAATTTTTATACAGCAGGCGCCATTTCGCATTGATTCCCGGACATATGGATCGGATGTCTCGCACAACAAAATACCGTGTATCTGCTGTTACATAATCAGCAACAAATTGCTGCCGCGACTGATTCCGCTGCGTGACTTTGGCAGGAAAGCTTCCGGCCGTTTCATACTCTGGCGGCTGCAGGCCGCCCATTTCGTCCCGGACCGACTGGCCGGGCTTTTGCAATGTAATTATGCGGTTAAGTTCCGCCGGGTTATGTTTCATTTAATCGCTCCTAAAATCTTGCGCCACTTTTTCGCCGTTTCCGGATCTATCGTGCCGATGTATCCCTGACTGCGACGTCTGTGTGCGGTTAATTTTCGGTAGGATGGCGCTTTCCTTCCGTAAGCAGCCCGATATACCGGCAAGGCGACATATAATATAAATAAGTCTTCTAACCGTTCATACCGTCGCTGATATCCGTCTGTTAGCGCATCCAGCTCCCGGACCGTGCATCCGGCAAACTGTTCCGGCGTCAAATGCAGCTCCCCCAGCGCGTATATTTCCAGAGCTTCGATTAATTCTCTGGCGTTCCGGAAACTGCGTCCCGGTCTTATTCCGCCGCCGGAGCTGCTTGAGCGGCTGCCGGTTTTTTTGTTGTATCCCCCAGCACTCCGCTTTTTCGGACGGCATCAAGGCCGGCCTGGAAAACCGGCAACACGCCAATCTCTTCCACCGCCTGATAATATAAATTTTCGATTACGTCGTCCTGGCCTTCCAGTTCTGGCTGGCCGCCAAGCAAACCGTGTTTAAAAATCGTATACATGTCGGACAGGTTTGGCGGTAAACCGTTAACGCCCTGGGCCACCGTAACCAGCAGATTGTTCTGGAATAATTCCCGCTCTGCCCCGACCACGCTTTTCATCGGGTAACAAAGCTTATAGCTCTTTCCGTTGATTTTGATATCAACCGTCTTGTCCAGGATCATTATTAATAACCTCGTTAACAGCCGGAGCTATGTACGCATATTCGCAGCTGTATTTAAAATGCGCAATTAAGGAATCCGCGGCATACGGAATGTGATGCTGCTGCTGCCCATCTACAGCTCCGCGCCGGTCGTACCAATGTTCGACCAGCTGGCAAACGCACGTCTGAAAAAGTTCCGTATCGTCAATATCAACAGGGACACTGCTGCCGTTTCCGATATATTTATTTTTCCCAGACTGCTCTTTTATGAGTTCGGACGCTGCCGCCATCAGGCCGCTCAGCAGAGAATCGTCCTCCGTAATGTCTACGCGGCAATACCGTTTAACTTTTTCAAGAGTGATGGCCAACTTAATCACCCACCGTGATCAGATATTCAATATCCGTTTCGTCTTCCAGTAAAATGTGGAACGTCTTTTCACCATCAGCAAGACCGGACAGGTATTCCTTTTTAATGGTTATGCTGCCGCCGCCTTCCGCGATGGTGTAATTATCCGTGTTAACGTTGGACGTGTTATTTTTCAGCCCCACGATTACGCCGTCCGTGACTTCGACAACAACGTCAGCAGCAGAAGCCCGGCTGAAGGTTATGCTGTTTTCCGTTGCCTCGGATCCGTTATCTCCGGCCCCGGAATTTCCGGAGCCGGAGTCGTCAGATCCATCCTCTACGGTCTCAGTCAGGACGATTTTTTTAAGTAAGCAAATGCTTTGGTGGTAAGCGGCTGGCCGTCAACCAAAGCATAGCCCATGTAATCGGTAGTGCGTGCCAGCACATGGTCTTCCTGGTACATGGTAATGTCTTCGTTTACGTTGAAGGCGTAGCCTTTGGCCATGTTGCCCAGCAGTACAGCATCTGCCGGAACGGCGTCTTCTTCTTTTACGAGGATACCGAAAATCCTGCCCACACCGCCCTGGGTTGCGTCCGGGATAAAGATAGGTCTTTCGTTCCCGTCCACAATGTTGGCCAGCTGGTTCCAGATAGTATCACTCTTAGCGTAAAACGCCGCGCCTGCAGCATAGCCGCTCTTAATTTTTGCGCGCATTGTGGTCAATTTAGCATAACCGATGCCGTTGGCTGCAGTGTAGGTCACTACCTGCGGAGTGCCGTTTTCTGCTTCCAGTTTGGTAACAACGCCCAGCGGTTTCGGTTTATCGGTAGTGCCGTTTCCTACGCCTGCGCCGGTAACAAGGCCGGCCGCCAGAGCATTTGCCATTTTATCAGCAATGCGTTTGGCAACGTAAGACAGAAATTCGTCCACGGCCATCTTTTTCAGCTTCCAGGAAACTTCAATGGCCTTGGCCAGTTCGCAGCCCTTCAGCGTAATCTTAGTGTTAACGACTTTCTCCGCGGTCACTGCGTCTTCGTCGTACCATGCGCCGTCATTGCCTGCAGTAGACTCCAGCAGGATGTCAACGTCGCCGGGGATGTTGGTACCTGCCAGATCCGCAATAATCGGATGCAGTTCTTCCATCTCGGTCCAGATTCCCTGTTTCAGAGTGGTAGGCACCACAACATGGTTTTCTTTCACGGTGGACGTTGCATTACGTGCGCCGAAAATGTTCTGCTCTTCAGCAGACATTTTTACGCCCATCATGTAATGCGCAAATGCCTGGGTATACAGCTTGTCCTCTTCAGCTTTTGCATTGGACACGGGCGCGATCGGCGCAGTGTTCAACGCAGCCGGAACGGCAGGAGATGCCGGAACCTGAGAGCCGTTCAGGGCGGCAAAGTTTGCCTGTGCCTTAGCCAGCGCCTGAAATTTTTCATCCAGCTCCATAACTTCCTTTTCTGCCGCAGACGCTTTTACTGCATCGCCGGCGTCGATTGCTGCCTTCATTTCTGCCAGCAGCTGAGCGCGTTTTGCTTCGTACTCTTTTTTGTTCATTTTGTTCCTCCATTTCTTAATGTTAAATAATTGTATTTCTGCCGGAGCAG